GTATGCCTCGTGGGGCTAAGCTAGAGATTCGTCCCGGCAAGACAATCCTCACTAACGGTAACCCATCTGAAATCCTACAGCCATTTAAGTTTGGTAACCTAGATCAGGTGACCTTCGCTCAGGCGGGTGAGTTGCAGAAGATGGTTCAGATGGCTACTGGCGCTATTGACGCTGCTGGCATTCCCGGCACTATTAATGGTGATGCCGCCGCAGGCGCTGTCTCTATGTCCATGGGTGCCATCATTAAGCGCCATAAGCGTACCCTAATTAACTTCCAAGAGTCCTTCCTGATCCCTATGATCGAGAAGACAGCGTGGCGTTACATGCAGTTTGCTCCTGAGCTTTATCCTGTTAGTGATTATAAGTTTGTACCTTCATCTTCTTTGGGTGTTATTGCCCGTGAGTACGAGGTGACACAGCTGGTTCAACTGTTGCAAACCCTTGGTCAAGATAGCCCAATGTACCCAATGCTGGTATCTGCTGTTATTGATAATATGGGTATAGCTAACCGTGAAGAACTCATGGCTCAAATGCAACAATCTATGCAGCCTAACCCAGAAGCAGAACAACAGGCACAACAGGCGCAACAGCAGCAAATGGAACAACAGGCTCAGCTGGCTCAGGCTCAGCTACAGCTACTTCAAGCTCAAGCTCAGGAATCTCAAGCTAGAGCACAAAAGTATTTAGTCGAAGCTCAATTGGAGCCAGAGGTTGTTAAGGCTAAACTGGCAGCAGCTCTTTCTACTAACCTTCAAGAAGGTAATGCAGATGATTCTGAATTTGCTAAGCGAGCTAAAATTGCAGACTTAATGCTTAAAGAGAAAGACATACAAAGCAACGAGCGTATTGCTGCTATGCAAATGCAAAGTAAACAAAACGCTTGACAAATTGTTAAAAGTGTGGTATAATACCAACATCTCTCCTAACAACGAAAGGAAAAAGAGATGGATAAAGAATTACAAGAGTACTACGAAACGTTACTAGATTTGTTTTCATCTAAGGGTTGGAAGCAGTATATAGAAGATATATCCGATAACATGGAAATACTTCAAGATATTACTACTATCCCAGACGAGAAACAATTCTGGTTTCGCAGAGGACAAATAGAAGCGCTACAACGTGTTCTCTCTTATGAGTCAGCTATTAAAAACAGCTACGAAGACTTTGAAAGAGAGCAATATGCCTAAACGCATTTATGAGTTTATCTGCTCAAACGATCACATTACAGAAGTTTACATCGATTCGGAACTCCGAACAACCGAATGTAAAGTATGTGATCAACCTGCTATTCGTATCATTAGCAAACCACTGGTCAAACTTGAGGGCGTGACTGGCGACTTCCCCGGAGCAGCAATGCAATGGGAAAGAAAACGAAATGAGAAGATAAAGCAGGAACAAAAGAGTGCCGCTGAATAAGCACAAGCACACAGTTATATTCCACAATGCTTATGAGCACGGAGAGTTTAATGGCAACATTTATGGACGAAGGTGACCAAGAGTTACACGATGAAGAAGAGTTTTCCTCTGTTGAAGAGGTAGAACAGGAAGCTCCTGAAGAGCCAACCCTAGAAGACGATGACATTCCCGATAAGTACAAAGGCAAGTCTGTTAAAGATATTGTTCGTATGCATCAAGAGGCCGAACGCGCAATCGGCAAACAAGGGAGTGAAGTTGGCGAACTTCGACGTATTGTAGATAACTTTGTACAAGCCCAAACCGTCGCACAACAACAAGCCCCAGTAGTCGAGGAAGAGATAGATTTTTTTGACAACCCCGACCAAGCTATTGCACGAGCTATTGACCGACACCCTAAAGTACGCCAAGCTGAAGAGCTTAACGGACAATTAAAGAGGGCAGAGGCAATGGCAAACCTTAAGAGTGCTCATCCTGATTTTACTGAAGTCGTTAATGACGGTAGCTTTGGTGAATGGATTAGTAAAAGCAAGGTAAGGCAAGAGCTATTTAGTCGAGCTGATCGCAATTTTGACTTTGACGCAGCTAATGAACTGTTATCTACTTGGAAAGAACGAAAACAAGTAGTGAACCAGTCGCAAGCAGTCGAGAAGATTGAGCGTAAGCAAGCTATTCGTTCAGCATCCACTGGTTCAACTAAAGGATCTGGAGAGACAGCAAGTAAGAAAATTTATCGCAGAGCCGACATCATCGAACTCATGCGTACTAACCCTGACCGTTATCAAG